CAGCCCTAATCAACTCGATCACTTTTCAACGGGTCGGGGGAGGACGCCGACTGAGACGCCAGCGATTTCGGGAACGCGCACGACTCGCACAGCCCGCCCTGGAGAAGGGGCATGCTGTTGTGATTAGGGAGGTGCGCGATGCCGTTGTCACTGAGATCACTGATGTACCCCCACATGCCACTGACGCGGTCATTCGCGCGCAGCGCATGTGTGCTTTCCATGCTGCGAGGCGCATCTTTGAGGGACAGACCCCCAAGGGGATCGAGTGGACCATTGATCCGTCCTCGATCACCAACCCCTCCATCCGGCTCAAGCTGTGTGAGGCCATTGCGTATGAGGCAGTGGCCCCTAACCAGTTTGAGGTCGAGGAACACCGGAGGGAGGCACAGGGCCCACATGAGGAGTTGCGGCGAAACTACCGCCGCCCCAATCAGAGCCTCTTTGAGGCTTGGACTGGGATTCCATGGGGTTCTGTGCAACGCCAATCGCGTTTCTAGGCGGCCCCACGCGGCGTGTTGGATTCACTGTGCCCACCAACGTAGACTTTAATTCCATCAAGGCTATGTTGAAAAAGGGTGAGGAATTCAAGGCAACGCGCCGTATGGGGCCGCCTAGGGAGAAGGTCTTTTCGGACCTGGCTCCCATTATTGGAGGAGTAGAGTACAGCTACCACAACGGCACCTTCGAAGATGCAAAGGCTGCGGTTCTGGAGAGGATGCTCTGTGTCACGCTTGATGGTGTGATACAGAGACCTCCGGAATCAAAGCCTGGTGTGTGGGCTGGTCTTAAAACTTTTAGTAAGGCCATCGCTGGTCACATTCGTTCCCGGGGCAACCCAGTACCTCTGACAGAACAACAGTTCGTCGAGAGTTACAAGGATGCACGCCGACGTACGAGGTACCTTATAGCGGTGGAGGATCTGAAGTTGAAGCCAGTGTGTCGTGAAGACGCATGGTTGTCTCTGTTCCTCAAGTCGGAGAAGACGGCGTACAAGGCAAAACGCTGTGTGGCTCGTGTTATTAGCCCACGTTCGCCTAGGTACAACGTGTGTGTGGGTCGGTATCTCCGCACAGTTGAGCATGGCAACGCACCAGGCTCGCTGTATTGGGCTATCGACCAGGTTTTTGGCGCACCAACCGTAGCCAAGAACCTCAACGCAAGCCAAGTGGCACACTTGATTGTGGATTCGTGGGGAGCCATTGATGACCCCATAGCCCTCTCTCTTGATGCCAAGCGCTTTGACCAGCACTGTGGTCGCGAAGCTCTGAGGTTTGAGCATGGTGTGTACAACCGTGTCTTTCGCTCCCCTGAGCTCATGCGACTACTTTCATGGCAGCTGGACAATATAGGGCGACTCTACCTTAAGGATGGCAAGATCAAGGTCAGAGTCGCCCGTGGACGCATGAGTGGTGACATGAACACAAGTTGTGGGAATGTCATCATTATGTGCGCACTGATCTGGGGCTATGCGAAAAGTCTCGGAATTCGATACCGTTTGGTCAACAACGGTGATGACAGTGTGCTGATTGTGTCCAAAAGTGACCTCCCCAAACTCGCCAGGTTGCAGGAATGGTTTCACGACTATGGTTACACCATGAAGATTGAGAGCACTACCACCGTTCTCGAGCAAGTCGTGTTTTGCCAATCGCAGCCTGTGCACGGAACCAAAGGGTGGGTCATGGTCCGGCAGCTAAACGCTCTTGCCAAGGACAATGTCACTGACCGTGACGTGCGTACGGAGGCCTCCTGGAACAGCCAGCGAGGTGCCATTGCGGATTGTGGACTGGCCCTCACCGATGGTCTACCCATGTTGCCGCAGTACTACAAGCTCCTTAAAGGTACGTCCAAAACCGCCGCCAAAAATACCCTTGAGACAGGTATGCAATGGGCGGCTCGTGGCATGGAGAATAGTGAAAGTGAGGTCTCAGTGCGCGCTAGAGTCAGTTTCTGGCGTGCATTCGGCATCAGCCCTTTTCAACAGGTTGCAGCCGAGGAGATCCTCGCCGACACTCATTTGCGTTATTGGGGTCGGGAAGTCTGGGCGCAGAGGCATGAGGAATGGTATGATATGCCACTCATTTCGCGCTGGAGTTAATCCAGCCTACAAAGAGCATACAACCTTCCTCCTCTGTGCCATGTGTGAGGGAATACCTGACATTTTCAGCAGTTAGGTATAGCGGCCCGGCTATTTTTCCCCTTAGTCGGCATTCCGGGCGGGCGGGCCCGGATGAAAAGTCCCCCTCCACGATTTTTCAAGATTTCCAAACCATCCAGACTCTCAACATGCAATCTCCCTGGCAGGAAGTTTCTCAATACATCGGACCTTCAGAGTCCGATATGTCATCACGGACCGGCAGTGTCCATTTTCACACACCCCAAGACCCAAACACGGGGGTTCTCGAACCCCCTGGTCGGGTTGAAGGCGGTGGTACGGACACTGCTCCCCATGTGGCTCGCCACATTGGTCCTGGTCGTACGGTCATTCAGGATATGGGCCGTGCCATTTCGTCAGCGTACTCCAAGATCCACTCGGATGCTCCACTTCTTGAGAGTGTTTTGCATCTTGGGTATGACCAAGCCAGTGCTCTCGTCTCCAAGTACCTTGGAAACGAAGCTACTAAGCGCGACGTTGATCAACTTCTACGTCAACTTGGCCGTACTTTTGGCGTTGATTCTTCTGGCACTACTGATCCTGGTGGTGAAAGTAAAGCTGCAGGACGTCCATATTCTTCTGGACAGGTCCTACAGTCATCTGGTGGGACAGAACCGGGGCCTTCGCACGCAGGTAGAACGTTACCTGTACGAGATAGTGGCCCGGTTTTCTCATCAGAGGAACTTCACCGCCTCCACACCCGAGAAAAGCACCGTCTAACCACGGAGCGACATCTTGGAGCTGTTATGAGTGGCAACCCCCAGGATGATTCTGGTGACTACCTAGTCTACGGACCGCCCTTCGCCTTCAGCGAGACAACCCCTTCTACTAATCCAGTATTTACGCAAAGCGATGATGGTGTGATGATCACGCATCGTGCTATGCTGGGTACTGTTCAGGGTTCGACCGCATTTCAGGCGATCAAATGGGCCGCCAACCCAGGAGTAGAGGCAAGTGCTCCCTGGGTTAGTGCCGTAGCACAACGATTCGAGTGGTACAAGTACGACATGCTGAGGTTCAAGTATGTCCCGCGGGTCGCAACAACATCTTCGGGTGATATCGGTTTTAGCAGCGATTTCAACCCGGGTGACACTGACCCGCCTGACATGAAGACTGCCTTGGCAAGCGAGTACTCTGTGGACACCGTGGTGTGGAAGAGCCTGACGTGGCCGGAACTAGAGGTAAAGGACATCAAAGCCTACAAGCGAGCGTTGAACCGCAAACGCCTAGTTCGGTCGTGGCAGGTGGGCAGGGATGTGGCAACACTTTATGATGCTGCAACTGTCTATTTTCTCACCGAGGGAACACCGAATGGTACCACTATTGGCGACATATGGGTGGAGTACAGTGTGCGGCTTTACCAACCGCATATTGCACCCATTACGCCGCCTCCCACGACCCTTGCCTATTTCAACCCTACTGATTCTCCCCTGACCTCCGGGGAGGCTAGTAATGTCAGTTTCGTCAAGATCCTGGATCCCTTTGGGATTGTTCTAGATACAGGCATCGGCTCCGGAAACTCAATACGCCTCCCGCATGGTTTGTGGGATGTTACATGGCGTCCTGGGTATACGGTGTCCTCATCCACCTGCAGCTCTGTGTGTGCCTCGGCACTCATACAAGGGGTTAGCGGGTCGGCACCGAGTAACACCGTTGCCGAGGCTTATGACTCGGAGAACGCAGCGGGCGCATCAGTGTACAATCTGCAGCGCCGTGGTTGTGTTCGAGCAGTCGTTACAAGTCTCGGCGCAACGACTGTGGCTGCGCAGCTCATGGTTTCAGTGTCAGCCGGTACCATCGCGCTGTCATCTGGCTCATATTCACTAACAGATATGACCAATGGACTGCTCATCAGCCGCATGTAATGTGACGTGCGTGTCTTTCTCCTTCTGAAAACGGTGCCCTTTGTTCACGGGCACTCGACAAAAAGTGTGGGTGAACTCCACATAACCGGGACAACATCTAGCCCGGCGAGGGGTGGTGTGGCAACCACTTCTTGTAGGTAAGCCAAGGGTCTGCAGAGACGGGATGGTTGGGTGGTAACATGTATCGGCGTTCCCCGGTACACTCCGGCTACCAAGTGCGCAATGGCTTGGTGTCGGATCGCGGAATAACAGAGGCTGGAAACCTTAGGAAACCGCAACGAACCCTCCTCTCTCCTATACCCCTGGTGAAACCAACCTCACGTTGCCTTGCGTGGGGGCCCAACCCCGGCGATGGGGCTGACTGATATGGACCAGTAAAAGACTTCGGTCGGGCTCTGGCATAACTGTCAACAGCAATACAGCGCTGCCTTACCTGC